CTTTTGAGGTAACCGCCCTTTTGATTTTGATGACTAAAGATAAGGAAGCCCTTTCGGGCCTCCAACTCTTTGTTTAGTTAATTTGAGCTCTCTCTGAATAAATTTTCTGAATCTTTTGCAATTCCGGCAAGCAATCTTTTGCACTCTTGCCAGTCAAGCCATAGTACTTTTTAATTTGAGTAAAAGTAACTCCTCTCATCTTCATACCTAAAGCCATAATCCTTAGAGCATAGATATGAACGGCTAATTGATATCCAGCGAATGGAATCTTTCCTCCTTCAGCATGTACTGTTGGAACTTGCATAGTACCATTTTCGGTAGCTAGCATTGTCTGTTGAAATTGAGTCATAATTTTGATGTTTGATTATACCTAAAGATAGGGAGTACAAACCAGACTCCCAACTAAATGTTGTAAAAAAATAAAGTTTTTTATATGCAGAATAGTTCGTACCTTTACTACAAGATTTGGTTTTTCAAAAAAAATAATTAAAAATAAAGTTGCTAGCTCGGAATAAGTTCATATCTTAAGGTATCAAAATTAAAAAATATGACTAAGCAAGAATTTTTAGAGGCTAAAGTTAGCCAGGTATCTCAAGTTTATAAAGGTAAAAGAAACCAATGCCGTTGCGGTTGCGGAGGAACTTACATTTCTACTTCTTTCATGATAAAGCCAAGAAATGAAATAAACGACAAATTGGCCGAAAGGAGATTAAAGCAAGCTCATAAATTAATTTTAGAGGGAGCGGATTTTGATTCCAGCTATAATTACTTCGACGTTGAAACGGGAGAAAATCGTTGCTTGACTTTTTACTTCGACGATATTAAAAGCTAAATTAAAGTTGGTAGGGATGTAAAAAGTCCCTACCTTTATGTAAATCAAAATTAAAGGTTATGAAAAAGTATTTAGAAGTTTGGGTAGGAAGTAGAGGTTGTATAGAAGGTGTAGAGGAAAAGGAGTTTGAGAATATTGAGGAGTATTTAGATGGGGAGAGTAATAAGGTGTTGAAAGATATGAAAGAGGAGGGTGGGTATGATGATTGGGAGTATGGAATGTATGAATGGAATAGAGTTAATGATGGGTATAATTTAGGAATGGGAGATGAAGAAGAAATGTTTTATGTAGATATGGAGTGTGAGAATTTTAAGAAGTTTGTAAAGAAGGAATTAGATGAGGAGTTGAATGGAGAGACTTTTTGGAGTTGGAAGGATTTGGATGGTAAGAAGGTTTGGGAATTAATTAATAGTTGTGATTTATTTGGAGAGTAGAAATATTCTTCTTATCTTTAGTAAAATCAAAAATAAAAGTTATGAAAAATTATTGTGTAGTAATTAACAACTCACCTCTTTTCTTTAAAAGTTTAGACGGGGTTAAGGATTGGTTTAAAAAGTGTGGTGTTAAAAAGAGATTAGAGTTAGAGGATGAAGAGTATGTAGATTTAGATAATTTGGAAAGTATAGTTGGTAATGAAGAGGTAGAAATTTATAACGACTGTATGTGTGAAATGGGAGATGATTATTGTAGTATTAGTTTATCTGAAATTGTCTTTGAGGATTAGTTGGGAGTCTGAATAATAGTATCTATCTTTAGTAAAATCAAAAATAAAAGTTATGTTAGTAAGAGAATTAATCCAGGAGTTACAAAAGTTTAACCCTGAACAAGAAATGGTATTTCATTGTGATATTGAAAGTGGAAGAAGTTTCAGTAGTTGTAAGGAAGGAGATTATGGTATTGAGGTTGAGGATTTGGATGAAGATGAGATTAAAGAACAGTTGATAAAGGAAATGGGTTATAGTGACGAGGAGGATTTAGATGAAGATGAGACTAAGGATTTGAATAAGTGGGTTAAAGAATATGAACCTAAAGTCGTATTTAGTATCTCAGGAGAAGAAACGGATTATGAATAGTAAATAAAATAGTTGGGAGTTTGAAATATAACTCCTAACTTTAGTAAAATCAAAGTTATGAAAATAATAGACAAACCAGTCCTCTATAGGACTATTACTACACAAGTTGTACATAAGGGTAAGAGTTATGACATTTATATTAAAGAGGATATAAATTGTACTAATTATGAAATTAGAAAGATAGATGAAAATGGAGATGTAGAAGAAGATGAAATTGGAGATGAGAAACTAAGAAAGAAGATTATAGACTTTCTAGAATATGAGTTAGAAGATTTTGAATTATTTAATTAGTTTAGTTGGAAGTATGAATTATATTACCTACCTTTAGTAAAATCAAAACAAATGAAAAAGTATATCTTAATTAAATTTGACAGGTATGAAGCTGCTAAATCAGAAGTCATTAACCATTATACTTATGAGCATAATTTAGGATTAGCTTTTAAAGAAGCTTTAGTAAATCTATGGGAATTTGAAGAGGGTACTGAAATTAATGCAAATGAAATTAAAGGGCATGGAGATAAGATGGGATTAGACTTTGAAGAAGAAAGTTATTTGTTTTGGGAAGATAAAATAAAGTTGGAGAATATAAAATAAGTATCTATCTTTAGGTATAATCAAAAATCAAAAATTAAAGTTATGAAAAAAGAAAAATTCTTGGAATTGGCTAGTCAATTATTTGACCAATCAACAGATTTAAAAGAGGAAGAAAAAATTCAAATTGAAACTAATCTCTTTGATGAAATTGTAGATCAAATTGGAAGTGAAGTTAATGACTTGGGGAGAGATTTAATTGAGAATTATGAATTGGAAATGTGTTCCCATGAAGTTACTTTAGAAGAAGTTACTTTGGATTATGGAGAAATTGAAAAGACAGTTAAAAATGTTTTGTTAAGATATTTTTCAACTTTTGGGTAGTAAAAAAATTAGTTGGGGGTTTGAAATATAACCCCTAACTTTATGTAAATTAAAAATCAAAGTTATGTTACAAAACAAATTAGTAGAAATCAAAGGTCGTTTATTAGAAATGATGTTTGAAATGTATCGAGATATGAATACAGACGAAACGGGAATTGACTATGCAGAATTCTATAGTGAGATTCAATCCTCGCTAGCAGAGATTAGAGGTATTACTGATTTAGATAAATTAGAAATATTTTGTGAAGGATTTGGATTTAACGACGAAGTAACTAACCCGATGTCATTCCCTTCACTTGTAAAGCAAGCATATGAATCTTGATAATAAAGAAAATTATCAAAAGGAAATGAGATTGCTCTATAGACTTCCTTTAGGTAAATTAAAATCGTTTGTAGGAGAGCTATACCAGACTCGATTTGAGGAGCATAATATAGAAGAGGATGCTTACTATAGATTAGCCTCTCATGTATTAAACCAGCGTAAGGAAGGTAGACGGTCATTAATCTTCCACCTAAAAAACTTAGTTGTTGGTCTGATAATCGTTTCTTATCTTTATAATATAAATTAGTAAACAAAAACAGATAGATATGGCATTCAAGAATTTGAACCCGGTGTACAAAATCGTAGCATTTACAGAAGCAAAGCGTCATGGTGATATTAATCGCATCGCTGAAGAGACTGGCTACACTCAATCAATGGTATCTAAAACATTACGTGGTCTTCGTAACAACACTTCAATCGTTAACAAAGCTTACCGATTAGTGAAAGACCGTCAAACTAACTTGCAGAAGCTAACCGCTATTGCATAGTTCATACTTTTGATTTTGATAGATCGACCTGGAGTTTCCACTCTGGGTCTTTCTATGTAAAATAAAGTTGCTCGTTTGATTAATCGTTCGTATCTTAAGGTCTAATCAAAAATTAAAGTTATGGAAAGTTTATCGACAGTAGATGCAGTAATTGCCTATTTAAAGGCTATGGATGTAGATGGAGATACTATGGAGTATATTATTAAGGAGGTTGGAATGAAGCCACAAATGCTTAGACAGCTAATTATGAGTTCTCCTGTAAAAGATACTAGAGAGTTATTCGAAGAAAGAATATCTTCGATTGGATAAAATAAAGTTGCTAGTCTGAAAACTAATTCATATCTTAAGGTATCAAAATTAAAGAATATGAAAACATTTGAAATTGGAATTACAAGAACATCTTACTCAACTAAAAAATTCATAGTTGAAGCTGAAGATAATACTGAAGCAATTATTATCGCAATGGAACAAGCTTATAATGAGGTCTTTGAGGAAGACTCGGCAGATTATTCAGTAGGAAATATTGAAGAAAAAGTTGGAAGTCTGGATTAGAGTTCATATCTTAAGTCATCATCAAAATTAAATAATATGTATTATTCAGAAACCTCAGTATCTAACCTAGTAAGAGTGTTAGATGAAAATGTAACTAGATTCCAATTTAAGAAATTAGATGGAAGTATTAGAAATGCTTTAGGAACTAGAAATGAGTTATTAATCCCTAAAAAAGCTCAAGTAAAGTACTTAGATGACATTTCTAAGAAATCAGTAGTATTTTGGGACTTAGAGGAAGAAGCTTTTAGAAGCTTTAGTAGAAATGCTGAAGTTTCAGTAATCTAAATAAAGTTGGCCCTTCGGGGCCTTCTTTTTATCTTTAGTAAAATCAAAATCAAAGTTATGATAACATTATTTGAATTAACGATCATAGTAGTCGTTCAGGTATTAGGATTAGCTCTAGTAAAGACTCTAATAGAAGATTGGAAAGCTAGAAAGAAATAGTTGCTCGTCTGATCAATCGTTCGTATCTTAAGGTATATTAAAAATCAAAGTTATGTATCAATTAAAGTCATTATTAGACAGAGCTAAGCCAGAGTTAATCGCCGCTTTAAACGCTCAAATGGATGAGTATCCAGGAATCGCAGAATCAGTAGTAAAGCATTTAGACTCTACCTACACAGTGACTCATTTGAATTGGGGAATGTGGGTAGACGTAAGAAGTCTGTGGATGCAGACTACTAAGGAACTTATAGACAGCCCTTGGGACTGTTTTGATGATCTTTAGAAATAAAGTTGCTCGTTTGAATTAAAGCAGCTATCTTTAGGTATAATCAAAAATCAAAGTTATGGAAAAGTTTACAAAACGCGAAAGCGGAATCATTATTGCTAGTCTTGAGAACGCAATGTCTGACTCTCTACATGATATCCAAGCAGGGGAAGAAGCTGGAAAAACTCCGCTCTTTACTGAAGAGTTCGTTAAGCAAACCTATGAAGATCTAATCCAAAGGATTAAGGAGATGAGTAGAAAACATTAAAATAAAGTTGGCGGTCTGAAAAATGGCCGCTATCTTTAGTGTATTAATAAATCAAATAAATAAAAGTTATGTCAAATTCGTTGCAAATGACTCCATTGAGTCTAGATCAGGTAAAGCAAAATGCACCTCAAGCATTTGCATCAGCTCCTAAGCCAGGAGTATCTTCTAAGTATTCATTCTTACCAACGTCTCGTATCATCGAAGATATGGATCGTTTAGGATGGAAAGTGAATCAAGCGAAGTCTAATCGTAGCAGAACAGCTAACGCTAAAGAGTTCGGTAATCACGTTGTAAAGTTCTTCCATCCAGATGTCTTCATGAAGGATCAAGAAGGTAACATCGAAGCTTATGTAAACATAGTTGTAATGAACAACCATATGGGTACTGGTAGCTTTAAATTCGAAATGGGTATCTTTAGATTAGTTTGTGAGAACGGATTGATCATCAAAGATAAAGACTTCGGAGGTTTCAATATGAGACATTCAGGTTACTCTTTCGATCAATTACAAGAGACTTTGAATCAAGCAATGACTCAATTGCCAGAAGTGGTAGGTAAGATTAATTCTTATAACCAGATCATCATGAGTAAGGAAGCTCAAAAGGCTTTTGCTCAACAAGCTTTCCAATTACGTTCTTATCAAGATCGTCAATTGACTGAGATTGAGTTAGAAGAGTTCTTAGCTCCTCGTCGTAAGCAAGACGAAGGCGATAGTCTTTGGGTTGTATTGAATCGTATTCAAGAGAGTGTTCTTAAAGGAGGTTATTCTATCACTAACAAGAAGGATAAGTTACGTCGTGCAAAGTCGATCAAGAACATTCAACAAGATATTAAGCTTAACCAACAAGTTTGGGAATTAGCTGAAACGTTCGCTTAACTTTGATTTTGATTTGAGAGAGAGCCCTTCGGGGCTTTCTTTTTGTTAAACAAAAAGTTGTTAGTCTGGATAGGAGTCCGTATCTTAAGGTATCAAAATTAAAAAATATGAAATTAGAATTAACCTACAGGGAAGAATCTCTACTCCTTGATTCAGTAGTAACTAGAATCAGAACAATTGAGAAATTAATATATGGTTGGAATGAATTTCCAGATGAACACACTCCCGGCCTGATAGAGACCTATACTCTAGATTTATTAGACTTAAAAGAGATGGAAAAGAAATTACTTAAACCTTTAATTTAAAGTTGGGAGTCTGAAAAGGACTCCTTACCTTTAGGTATAATCAAAAATAAAAGTTATGAATGTATCAATTGAAAGATTAGAAGAGATCGAAATAGAACGATCTGAAGTAATAGCCAATCCAGCCTTCCAGGTATGGATGAGAGAGCTAAATGTATCTCAGTCCTGGTCCGATCCAGAGCCTAAATTAAGAGCGAATGAATTAACTAGGCAATACGACTTTAGTAAAAGTAAAGTTGCTTGTCTGGAATTAAGTACTTACCTTTAGTTATAAACAAAAAATAAAAGTTATGTCAAGTAAATTAAACTTCAAGGCTCAGTTAGCCGCCTTTAGAGCTAACACGGAAGAGTATATCGATAACGGTAGCTACTTCTTCTACGATTGGTTTTGTTCAGAGAAAGCTCTTAAGATTAAGAGTAAGTTATTAATGACTAAAGCCGAGAAGGTAATGTCTAAGTTAGGATTAGATCCTGAAACGCATTATGTGTTCTTAAAGAACAACTGCCCTGGTCAAGGTAAGCTTTATGATTCATTTAGCATTTGTACCTACGACGAAAAAGGGGATGTAGTAATTTGGTGCACCCCTGCTTCTGGTCATGACAGAGAAGCTGGACAAGCTCAATTGGTAGACTTTAGAGTAACTACTGAGGAAGAGCATAACGGTAAAACGTTTAAGGCTAATAGCTGGAAAGAGCTTACGCACTCCATCTAAAAAGAGTTGGCCCTTCGGGGCCTTCTTCTTATCTTTAGTCAAATCAAATCAATCAAAGTTATGAATCAAATCAAAGTAACAAACACAAAGACATTAGTAGGTACAGACTCAATCATTGCTAAAGCAGAGAGCAGTGACTGTATGGTCTATGCAACAGCAGCAGCATTCGATCTAGACTATGACAAGGCACATCAACATGTCAAGCATAGGTTCGGTAGAAAGGATAAGAAAGGTACTGCTATGTTTAGTATCATTAGAGGTATGCAAGAGATGGTAGACCTTAGAGAGAATCTTAACGGTAAGTTCGTTAGAGAGATAATAAGCCAACCATATAAGAAGTATCACCTGCATGGTAGAGATGTTAATAGAAAGAATAGAGTGAGTACCTTCATCAAAGAACATAGTCAAGGTACCTATTTAATATTAACTAGTAGTCATGCCCTAGTAAGTAAGGATGGTGAGATGTTAGATAATAACTCAGAAGGATCAGGTAAGGCATTTGTTAATAGAGCTTTTAAGATAGAGCCAGTCATTACCTTCCAACCATAGGTAGTAAATATAAAAACAGTCCATGGTAGGGCGGTGACAGAAAAAAAGTCACCCCCACCCGCGGGCAGTCGTCACCACTTGAGGGCACTTGCGGTCACCTGACGGCAGTCTAACACCACCCTAATTACAGCTGTTATCGGGGTATAGGCGATATAGCAGGGGGGTAAGTGACGAGCCACACCCGGGGAAAATTTTAAACAAAATGAACATATATATGAATAAACATTACAAAGTGGTTAGCGCACCTTCTCAAGAGGAGTTAAGCAATAAGGTAAACGTACTAATGGACTTTGGATGGTCTCCCGAAGGCGGAATGACTATCGATGAAGGTAAGACAGAGAGATATACTCAAACCATGGTACGAATGGTAGAAGGTAATTCAGATAGCGGTAAACAATTATTACATGGATAAGAAAAAGAACGACGATCAAATACATTTGTTTTTAGGTATATGCTTAGTTGCATTAGGAGTATCGATATTAGGTAATTTTTTAGTAGAATACTTTTCAAAATAAACTTTTCATATGGAACCGCTAAGACGTGTATCATCCCGCGAGGCAGAATCTCTAATAGAGTTGAGTATATATGATGACAAAGTTTGCACAAAGGCAATCGCGTTTACATTAACGGACGTAGAAGAGGGTATCTATCCAGCTTCGTCCTATGGGACGGCCTGGCAGAAGGTTACCTATTATGGAGATGAATCCAGTACTAGTGATAACCCTTTATCTCCCTTGGAATTTATGTATAAAGAATGGGATATGAATAAAGACATTACCGATGAAAGAGACTAGGGAGACGTTAGGGATTCTAATGCCTTTCAATATGTATTAGTATGTATAGAATGAAGAAATTGAGACTTAGAGCTGACTTAAAGGAAGCTGGTGATATGATCGCATCTAGTCCATATAATCCTAATAGGGAGTTAACTATCATCGACGTTATCGCTATGGAACTAGAAAAGCTATCGCAAAACGGTTCTATACCACAAGCCCTTTATAGCCAAGCACTTGACCTGGCTAGAGGACAGAGAAAAGTAATTAATAATATATATAGTAGGAATGGTCGCGACATCAAACCTATTATTATGCTCCTCCTCCGTCAAGTCCGTAATCGTCTCAAATAGCTATTTATCAATATGGAAAGTTTAGAGCAATTCTTTAAAGATAATCAAAGAGGCTATCCGAGAGATCCTCGTAGAATGGCTTATGCTAAATTACAAAAGAATACTCAAGGAATGGATCAAGAGCAACTCGAAGCATTCATTACAGCAAACTTATTCATACCTCATAGTCAATATAAAATGGCTTTAGGTAACCTTATACAATTTTTAAAAAAACAAGATCAAATGAGTAAATTAAACGAAGTTAAGCAATTTCAAAAAATAGCAGGTATTGTAACAGAAGGCTACATGGGAACTTCTTACGATTCTTCTGAAGACATGGCTGTAGATATGGTCAACAAGGGAATTAAAGAAGATGATTATAGTGAAGATCCTTCTTCTGATATGGACGATGAAAGCCAATCTGGTGATACTGATGTAATGGATATTGATGAAGCAGGTAACGTAAAAGGTATTAAGATAGAAATCCCTGGTAATTCATATGCATCTGATTTCGGTAAAGCGGCTGCTAGAGAAGTAGTAGAGAGTTTTGGTCCTAGAGAGTATAGAAATTTCTTAGAAGCTTTTTTAAATGAGTTCAAAAAAATAACAGGCGGAGTTTAAATTAAATAAGATTATATATTAGCACCCTCTTTACGAGGGTGTTTCTATTTATATGTGTATGGATGATAAAGAAATACTTCGTAGAGTAATTCAGGGCTTTCAATTAATCCCTGCCAAGCGCGGCTTTGGACATCCTTATGTAACTAAGACCGGTGCTGCAACACCTGATCTATCTAAGCGAATTAATGCTTGGATTAAGCAAAATTTTCCGCAGTCAAATATTATAACATCTCATGAAGGTGTTTATAAGACTATAAACTTTCGTAGAGCTATGAATGAAAATAGAATCAGGTTAGTAGACTTGTTTGAGATTGAAGGTCCGACAAGAACTCCTAAAAATAGAATAGTATATGCTTGGACTTTTCCGGAGCAGAATCTTGCTTATATTGGATTAACGGGGGATGAGAAAAAGAGATCTGCTTCACATAGAAGCCTTAAAGCTCAGAAAACTACCGCTGTCTCTAGATATATTAGAGAGACGGGATTTACTCCAGAGTATAGAGTAGTTTCGAAAACGGAAGAGAATCCGTCTGGACAGGTAGATGAAGATAAAGCAGTAGAGTTGGAATGTTACTTTATGGCAAAGTATAAGGCCGATGGCTGGGATTTACTTAATCTTGCACCTTGCGGCTCTAAGGGAGGCGGTGTTAGAGATGAAATTGCAATTATTAATGCGCTTGACGATTTTATACATAGTACTAGTACAGAGCTTGATACTTTAAATACGCTACCTGGAAGTGATTATACGGTAGATGCTATTAAAAATTATAATCTAGGAGATAGAGTATTTAATAGATTAAAGGATATTGTTACTGCAAATAGTATTACCTCTACAAAGCAGCTTAGAAATTTAACGAGCCGTAGAGTGAGTAAGTTAATTGAAGACTGGTCGTCTAGGTTTCCGGAAGACTCTTGGCAGAGAAAATTGTTTCCTGAGAACACTAGAGGCTTAGAAAAGCCGCAAGAAGGTGTAGAGTCTTTCTTAGCAGAGCCTAATAATTTAAATAAAGATCAGTTAAAGTTGATAACTAAAAGAGCATGGAAGGGAGTGAGACCTGAGCAAGAGAAAGCTTTTTTAGCTAAGATAAAGGGTATTATGGATAAAAATAATGTAAGTGATCCTGCTGGATTAGATAAGCTTGCTGGTAATACTATTGTAACTTGGATGTTATCTGATCACGATAAGAATAATGATAATAAATGGAAGCCTTTACTGTATCGAGCTGATTATAAATCACCGAGAAGTAAAGCTCCTATAAGCGAATCTACTATAGATAGTAAAGAGATAATTAAACGTATTATTAAAGATTGCTGCACTAAGTAATTCGTAACTATTTATTAATATGATTAAACTATCTGAACTAATACAAATTAACCATCCTGAGAACTCGCAATACCAGGTAGGAAAGACTTTTGATGATCCTAGTGGAATGTTTGAAAATGAAGGAGAGGTAGGGAGGATACATCAATCTCTTATCGGAAGAGAATTTCAAACACTTGAAGATGTTAAGAAGATGTGCTCTAGACTTAGACAGTCTGGATTTGCACAATCAGATATCGATGAATTTTTAAGAACTTATATACTATAGTATGGATAATTTTAACTTAAAGCAATACCTTTTTGAATCTAGAGTAGGTATGTATTCAAAAGCGGTGCTCAACGAGTCTGCTTTATTAGATGCTGAAACTTTAGCTGGGGAAATTGCAAAGCAACATCCTGAGTTAATTAGATATCACCATGATGGAGAAGGCAGAAAGCTTCAAGATGCTATCTTTACATATGCTGGAGAGATATTACAAGGTGCAGGTATTCCTTTACAGACAGTAAGGGGATTGGCTTATGATACGGCTTGGGCATTAGATTTAGTCAATGGTGTTAAAGATGCGTTAGAGCATGGTGGAGATAGCTTAAAAGAGGTTGATCCTGCTGCTTTAGGTGCTCCTCAAGCTGCTGCTGATGCTAAGATGCAACAACAAGATGATGAGAATGGAGATATGGTAGATAATGCTAGTATGGATGTTATGGCAGAAGAAGATACTAATCCAATGGAAGCAGCATACGGTAATGTAGGTTCTGTTGATAAGGTAGCTCCTGCTGAGACTGGTATTAGTAAATACCTAGATATACTTAATGCTTATGATTGGTTCTATCACTTTGCTGATGATCCAAGAGCTTGGAATAAAGGGCAAGCAGATAAAGTAAACCTAAAGACTTTGTATGCTACTTTAACTCCAGATCAGAAACAGCAAGCAATGGATACTTTTGTAGATAAGTACCTCCAGGTATATAAACCAGATCAATTCCCAACTGCAGCAAATAACGTTAAATACTTAACTACAGATACTTTTAAAGGAGTTATCTAAGGAGAGTTGGAAGTATGAAAAAAAGTTCATAACTTCTTTAAATACTAATAAAGTATTCTTCTCTTTAATAAAAGTACAATAAAAAGAAAGAAAAAAATAAAGGATATGGAAAAAGTAATTGTTTTGGGACTAAGTGGGTGCACTCATTGCGAGGCACTATCTAAATCTTTAAGAGAGCAAAATATTCCGTTTGAATTTAAGGATGTGGATCTAAAAGAACATAGTAGTCTTGCCGATAGAATGGAGGCTTTATTAAAGACTAATGCTTATCCGATGATTATAATCGAAAGATTAAGCGGAGCAAAATACCTTTACCGAGTAGATACTATAGATGAAGCAAAAGAAGCTCCTATCCCTTTTGCAACTAAAATCGGATGCGTGTCTACTGATTCGATGGTAGCGATAACTAAGAAATATTTAAATTAAATAATATGCGATACAAAGCACTGGTTTCAAGAAAATTAGACGAATTAAGTAATATCGTCCTTGGCTTAAGTTCTCTTTTAAGCGGTAATCCTACTAGAGAGCAAATAGAGAATCAAATCGAAAAGCATAAGAGTAAGCTTGAAGAGATTCAAACCTTAGTTAATGCTGAACAAGAAGCTTAAAATAAAGTTGGTTCTTTAGTCCCTAGTTCATATATTATGAGTAAAACCATTTTATATGCTATCAGCAGAACAAATTCAAGCAAACTTACAGAAGTTTTACGCTATAATTGAAAAGTACATTTCAGAGCCTAGAACAACTAAGTTATTAGCTTTATACCAATCTCAAGAAGACAACCTAACCTTTGCTCCAGCTTCTTCTAGAGCATCTTACCATAATTCATTTCCAGGCGGATATGTAGACCATGTTAATAGAGTTATAGAAGCAGCTTTAAAGGTAACTAAGCTATGGGAAGATATGGGAGCTACTATCAACTTCACTACAGAGGAGTTAGTATTTTCAGCAATCAACCACGACTTAGGTAAGTTAGGTAGAGATGGTGAACCAGCTTATCTTCCTAATGATTCAGAGTGGCATATTAAGAATCAAGGAGCTAATTATAAACCTAACTCTACCCTCCCTTTTATTCCTATTCAAGATAGCTCACTATTTATATTGCAACAAGCAGGAATAGAGCTTACTTTTAACGAATGGGTTGCAATTAAAACTCATGATGGTTTATATGACGACGGAAATAAAGCTTATTTAATTTCTAGTCAAAATGAATCTAAATTAAGATCTTCCTTACCTCTTATTTTACATCAAGCAGATATTCTAGCTGCAAGAGTTGAGTGGGAGAAAGAATGGATTGATAAAGTAGGATTACCTACTAAGAAAGAAGTAAAAGCTTCTACTCCTACGCAATTTAAACAAAAAGCCGAGTCCACTAAATTAGCAAATGTAGCTAAAGGAAATCCAGGATTATTAAACGCATTAAAAGGATTATAATATGATATTAGGATTGATTATGCTATTCATTTGGATAGTAACTATTATAGGTTGGGTTATTTACAACCTCTTTAATAAGAATAGAAAACTAGAAGCTACTGTTCTTGCTCAAGCTAACTTTATAGGAGGTTTACAGCAATTGATTGGTGAATCAGATAAAGCACTTAAAAATCTTGACGATAAGATTTGGATGGATAGTGATAAAGAGTTACAGACGGTATTTCAAAATCTAAAAGCAGTCCAAGAGGGCTTAAACCAATTTAATAAGCGATAATGGTTGAAGATATTTTCAAAGTCGAAGAAGCGGAAGTTACACTTACAAAGGATGGAAAAGTTAGAAAAAGAAGGCCAAAGAAGTCAATAGACTATTTTACCCTAGATACTCAACAAGCTATTCTTGATTATAGATTAGAAACCTCAACAGCAATTAGAAATAAAATATTCAATGAAAAGATTTATTATGCGTTTTATAAGTTGGCTGAAAATATCATTCATACTTTTAAGTTCTACTATACTGAGGTAGATAATATTAATGAGTTAAAGCACGAAGTAATAGCTTTTCTTTTAGAGAAATTACACTTATATAATCAAGATAAAGGTAAAGCTTATTCTTATTTTGGTACTATTGCAAAGCGGTATTTAATTGTCTACAATAATAATAACTACAAGAGATTAAAGGGTAAGGCTAACGTTGAAGAAGTAGATACAGATAAGACAATTACAAACGAACTACTATTAACCCAGCCAGATCATTTCGAAGAAGTTAGTTTTATTAATTTATTTATTAAAGAAATTGATGATAACCTTTTAGAGCTTTTTCCAAAGCCGCAAGAGGCTAGAGTAGGAGATGCTATTTTAGAGCTATTCAAGAGAAGAGAGAGTATAGATATTTTTAATAAGAAAGCTCTCTTTATATACATAAAGGAGATTACTGATGCTCCTACTCCTGTGATTACTAAGGTAATAAAGGTTTTAAAAGAAATTTACAGAGAAATGCATAATCAATATCTCGAAGAAGGTACTGAAATTGACATTTATTCAAGCTAGCTATTTATTTAAAATAGTATTATGAATCTCGATTTTGAACTATACGACGGAAAGAAGTACTCAGATCTAGTACAGGACGTAATTAAGAACCATAAAAACAAGCAATCTCAGATTAAAACTTTAATTAGTCAATTAACTGAGATGGTCGGAGAGGAGGTTGGAAACGCTGTTATAGTGGTTCCTTTAATTAAAGAGTACTTAGAAATAGATGTTAAGAACGACGATGCTCTCGTAAAACTTGCTTCAATATTACAGAAGGGAGGCCAGACTAGTACTGATGCCAGTCAAGGAGGTCTTAGCGATAAGGATCTCGAATTGCTGTTTAGTGATATTCAAAAAACTACAGTAGAAGAATTACCAATAAAAGAATTACCTTCCAGTAAGTAGTATGACAAATTTTAATCAATCTCCCGCAGAGTTTCAAAGATCACAAACTCAGACTTTTCAAAAAGTAGCCGAGAGTACTCAATTTATCGCTAGAGTTACTCACGTAGTTCAAGGACCGTATTTAGTTGGTACAAATATACCGGACGTTTATTACAAAGCTCCGACTGACTTAGGAGTTATCACTTTCCAATTATTAAACAGTAGTCAAGATAGTACCTTAGATAGCGGCGGAAATCAAACTGCTAAGCCTATTAACTCTGCTTTTAAACAATATCCCTTAGAGAGTGAATTAGTTTACATAATGGCTGGACCTGGCGTAGGTATGAACGAGAGTAGGGGACAGAGAGATTTCTATTACATGGCTCCTTATAACCTATGGAATGCAAGTCATCATAACGCGTTCCCGGATATGGGAGATTATGGACAGTATGTAAGTAATATAGAACGTAGTTATCAAGATAGTAGCCAAACAAATCAAGCAATAAATACCTCTGCAACCGGCTCTCTAGTATTTCCTTTAGGACCTAATTTTCCTGAAAAGTCAAATATTAAATCTTTAAGACAGTTTACAGGAGATGTAACTATAGAAGGAAGATGGGGTAACTCAATTAGATTTGGATCTACCTCTGAAGTAACAAGAAATGAAAATTACTGGTCTGCTACAGGCTCTGCTGGCGATCCTATTACTATTATTAGAAACGGACAAGGTAAGCAAGTAGATAATTTAGGATGGTTTCCTACAGTAGAAAATATAAATAGAGACCCGTCTTCTATATACCTAACAGCTGGACAGTTAATAAAAATTGACGACTTGGCAAATTTTAGCCTAGCAAGCTTGAGTGTACCAGCAGAAGGTATTAGTCTTAGAACAAATAGTATTCCGATTCAACAACAACTAACAAGCATAGATACTATATCTGCTGCAGCACAAGATGAACGTATCAGTAAAAATATTCAATAAAAATGTATACTCCTCAATTCCCATATGTAGGCAATCAGGCTATTATAACCTCCGGAAGAGTAGTTATACACTCTTACGATGACTTTATATTCCTGTTCGGTAAAAAAGGCGTAGCTATTTCTTCTCCTAATACCTTTACTGTAGACGCTAACGAGAGAACTATTATAACTTCTCGTAAAATTGAATTAGGCTACCGTGCAGAAAGAATAGGAGAACCCATAATGCTAGGTACTTCAACTGCAATACAGCTAGGATTTATATTTCAAGCTATAGCAAATCTAGCAACAGCTTTAAAAGAATTAGATTCAGAAGATTTAGCATCTTCATTTCCTTTAATTGTACAGACTGCTACAGTACTAGAAGATACCGCTAAAACCGTTAGCAGTAAAATAAGTACTAAGTGTGTATCCAAAACAACATTTAGCAGATAATGGCAACCAGTGTAATAGCAAGACCCCTAATCAAGCTAGTAAAGAATACTGCTAAACTTGTAGGTAAGTTACAGATAGGTATTAATAAAATACTTTGGGGCGTTAATAATCAACAGCCTTCAGTCGCTAAAGCATCTGAAAGAATTACTAACTATAAAGTAGGTTATAATTTTACACAAGCTACCCCTGCTCCTAAGCCTGCAGGACAAGGCGAAAATCTACTTACTGCCGGATTATTTAATGCATTAGACTTACTCGCTGAACTAGATCTTTGTAATATAATAGCTTCTCTTACTGATATGATCAATATAAAGAAGAAGCCACGTAACCCGCCTAATGGACCTTGGCAGCCGCCAGCTAGTTACTTGTATTATATACAGGATCAATGCGGAGAAATACGTAAGTTTATTGATAAGTATTTAGCTTACCCGAATGAATTTATAGGTTCCTATCTAGGCGTAGGACCAAACGCTCTACCGCCTCAAGAGGCAGTTGATAAGACAGGCGCACCTACACAAGGAGGCACAGCAGTACAGAAGTATAATATATACTTCTTAATGCAATCAATTAAAGACTTAACTGATACTTTTACTGGCCCTAACTCTATTTTCAGTGCTGAAGAACAGACGCTTTTATCTAGTGTTCCAGGACTAGGAGGGTGCTTAAATTTCTTAGACGACTTTACGGGAATAATTAACAAGTATAGTGATTATAGAAATATACCAAATGAAGAGCTTCAAAAGTTAATTAATAAAATAAACCAAGTACGCTCGATATGCGTTACTGTTGAGAACTTAGATTTTAAATCTGCATTAGCTTTAGCTGGTAATTTTTTAGGAGTAAATGTTAGGGAAGAAATACAAAAATTAAGTGATTTTTTAAATCCATCTCAAATTATACCTACCTTAAAAGAGATAAATAACTCTATTCGAGGATTTATTAAAATCGGACAGCAAGTACAAGGTATGTTAAGTCTCGGACAGTTTGTAATTAAGATAGCGCTAGTATTTAATAAAGTATTTAAGTTTGTTATACAGTTTATTTCCTTTGCCCCGATACCTGCTGTCTCTCAAACTACCGGTACAATTAGTAGACTCGAGTCTGCAAAATTTGCAGCAAAAGATGAGACCGGAGGCGTAGATAGAATCTTAAAAGCTGTTAATGCTCTATTAAGTGTATTACTACTCTTTATACGATACCTTGTAACAAATGCTAATGAGCTTTTAGTTAGATTAGACAGAATACTTACTAACTTAGAGGTATGTGAAGCAATGAAAGATTCTGACGTTCTTGCAGAATTACAAGAAACTAGACAAGCTTTAGTAGTTCTAAGAGATGAACTGTTAATCTATCTTAACGACTATGATTCTAAAACAGATCCAGATACTGCAATGTTTGGAAAATACGATATTAGAATAATAGACGAAGAAGTAACTGATAGAGAAGTTACAAATAAGCGTAGAAGAGGTGTTGCATTAGCACCAGACGGGCAGATAGTAACTCAATCAGATTTAACTTTCGCAACAAATTCGGCAGTTATTATAGGAGAAGTACAGCAAAAGTTACTAGCTCTTGGATTAGTACCTATAGGTGAAGGCATATTAGATGCTGCAACTCTAGATACAGTTGCTCAGTCTATTAATTTCTTGAATAGTAACGACATAGCAGAAAACGACTTGAATATAGGTGCATCTGTTGAAGGTAGCGCTACTATTGCGCAAGATGTGAATATTAGCGACTTCTTAGGTAGCTTGCCAGGTGGTGAGAAATTCAAACAAAATTCACGAGCAACGACTACTGGATATGCAACAAATGCTCAAAACCAAGTAAAAAATCAAAAGGATAGCGGAACAGGAACTAATCCAACGAGATAAAAATAGTTAAAAGTAGATAAACAAAATATTTATAACATATGGCAAATTTAGACGCATTTAGAAAATTAATCCGCGAAGAGGTTAAAGCTGTATTCCAAGAAGAATTAGCTGGAATCCTCAAAGAAGCTATTATAGCTAATAGAGGTACGCAAACTATAACGGAATCTACAAGAGCAAAAGCAGCTCCTACGGTTCCTGCTACTATGAACAGATCTGTACCTAGACCGGTCGCCCCTGTATTATCCCCAGGCAATCCATTAAATAGCTTACTTGCTGAGACAGCTCAATCTATGACTATGGACGAATTCGGTGATTTAAACGGAGAGGGAGTAGAGAGAGATGTTCCTATTGTAGAATCAGTAGGAGATATGTTTGCAAATTCAAGAGGAAGCTCTAATTTAGAAGCAATTCAAATTAACGCAGTTCCAGACTTCTCTCACATGATGGCGAAAATGGGTATAAACGAATAATATAAATGGCGTATAATTTAAAACAAGTAAACGTACTCGATTTAAGACCCTCTACAGGGGTTGGAGTTGCTTTGCCGTTTAATACGCCTGCAGTATTTCAAACTGTATATACAACACAGGAGCAGTTAAAGTATAATATAATTAACTTTCTATTAACAAATAGACGTGAAAGGATTTTTAATCCTAATTTCGGAGCAAGTATAAGGAATAAGGTGTTTGAGCAGATTACTACTGATACTCTTGACAGTTTAGATACTCAAATAAGAACAGGGGTAAATCAATATTTTCCAAACGTAGTCATTACGGATTTAACTTTCGGAGGCAATCCTGATGAGAATCTATTAACAATTCAGTTTTCGTATACGATAAGTAACACAGGTGCATCTGACAATATAACATTAAGTTTAAATGGCTAATAAAAACATAACATACTTAAATAAGGACTTTAACACGTTTAGAACCGCGTTAATCGAGTACGCTAAAGCCTACTACCCTACTTCTTATAACGACTTTTCTACATCATCACCTGGATCTATGTTTATCGACATGGCCTCTTATATAGGAGATGTATTATCATTCTACCTAGACAATCAGGTACAGGAGAACTTTTTAGAGTATGCAAAACAAACTAACAACTTATATACCTTAGCCTATATGATGGGGTATAGACCGAAAGTAACTTCTGCAGCCATAACTACTCTAGATGTTTACCAACAAATACCTTCTTCTGGCTCTAGCTATGATCCAGACTTTAACTATGCAATGATTATTGAAGCAGGAATGCAAGTTAGATCCAGTATTAATAATTCTAATTATTTCTATTGTCCAAATAGAGTAGATTTTAATCTATCTTCTTCTATAGATCCAACAGACATTTCTGTATACACTACAGACGGAGGCGGGAATCCAAGTACTTACTTATTAAAAAAACAAACACAAGCTCTATCTGGCCAAGTTAAAACAGTTAATTTGACTTTTGGAGCTGCTGAGAGATTCCCTGTCAGAGCTATACAGGATACTAATATTATCGAAATACTTAGCGTCTACGATGAAACTACAGGATTTAGATGGTATGAAGTACCTTATTTAGCTCAAGATTTTATCTTAAACCCTGTAACAAATACTGCCTTACTTTATCCGCAACTATACCAAGAAGCAAATGAAATTCCTTATATAATAGAGAGACTCCCAGTACCTAGAAGATTTGTTTCTAGATTTAATAATAATAGTTTATTAGAACTAGAATTCGGCGCCGGTATACAGAGTACATCTGGTTCAATTCCAAATCCATTTAATGTGGGTATAGGAACAGTAAACGGTATCGACTTATTAAATACAGCTTACGATCCTACAAACTTCGTAGTAAACCAATCTTACGGTCTAGCTCCTACAAACACTACCTTAGTAGTTTCTTACTTAGCAGGCGGCGGCGCAGGTTCAAACGTTGGTACAAACGAATTAACGCAAGTAGTTTCTTCAAACATTACCTTTCCTAACCCTGTAAACTCTACTACAGCAGATACTTTAAAAGGAACCCTAGCAACTAGTAACGCAGTACAGGCTGTAGGAGGAGGAGATGGAGATACACCAGAAAGTATTAGACTAAACACACTTGCTAAGTTTCCTTCTCAAATGAGAGCTGTAACACAGCAAGATTATCTAGGTACTGTATTAGGTATGCCACCTAAGTTTGGACAGGTAGCGAAAGCATACGTAACAAAAGATACTGCCCTATTTTCTCAATATTTAAGAAACGAACCGGGAGAAAGAGACCCTCTTTCAACTTCAATTTATATCCTAGGCTATAATACAGACGGTACATTTACAGATCCGGGACCTGCTTTGAATAGAAATATTCAGACCTACTTGGAAGATTATAGAATGTTAACTGATACAATTCATTTAAAGCCTGCTTATATTATTAACATTAAGGTAAGCTTTGATATTGTTACGAGACCTAACTATACTTCAAGAGAAGTAATTGCAGGGTGTTTAGCTATATTAAAAACATATTTTAATAGAGAGAATTGGCAGATAAATCAACCTATAGTACTTTCTGAAGTTTATACTCTACTTGATCAAATAGCAGGAGTGCAGACGGTGCAAAGGGTTACTATTAGTAATTTAGCCGGTACAACATCAGGCTACTCGCAATATAGTTACGACATTCCAGGTGCAACTTTAAACGGCGTTATTTATCCTTCTTTAGATCCGAGTATCTTTGAAGTTAAATACCCAGACACAGATATTCAAGGACGCGTAGTAACAATGTAATAAAATGGCAGTATACAACATATTCGCATCAGCAGATGCAACAATTTACTCAAGATACCCGTTAAAAAATACCGGTAGAGATCCTATACTAGAAGTGTCTGTTAAGAATTCTCAAGACGGTACTAGATTCTTATATAGAAACCCTAT